TTGATGGAGAATCAAATGATGGTGTATTAACATGGATGGAAGATGAAGATTATTTTCAATTTTCCGATGATTTATTACTTAGTACAACAGAAAAATTACAGTTTAGAGATACAGCAATATATATCAATTCATCTGCTGATGGACAGCTAGATTTAGTAGCTGATACAGAAATACAGATAGCGGCTACAACTGTAGACATAAATGGTAATGTAGATGTATCTGGAACATTAACTGTTGGTGGTGCATTAGATTTTAGTGATGCGAATATAACTAATATTGGTAGTATTGCTCTAGACACTATTACTAATGATGGCACAGATATTACTTTAGATTCCAGTGGTGATATTATATTAGATGCTGATGGTGCTGATGTATTTTTAAAAGATGCAGGAACAACATATGGTAGTTTAACAAATAGTTCTGGTAATTTAATAATTAAATCTGGTACAACTACAGCTTTAACATTTAGTGGTGCAGATGCAACATTAGCAGGAGATTTAACTATATCTGGTGATGACCTTACAATGGGTACAAATACTAGTGGTTATATTCTTGTAGCAGATGGTACTAATTACAATCCTGTAGCTATATCGGGTGATGTTACATTAGCATCAAATGGTGCTATAACAATAGCTTCTACTGCTGTAGAAAATTCTATGTTAGCAGGTTCTATTGCTGACTCAAAATTAAATACAATAACAACAGCCGATAAAGTTTCTGGTGCGGCAGTTCAAATAGATGGTGCTACAGATGGTACATCAATTACTCTTGCAGATACAGATAAAATATTAGTAGATGATGCAGGCACAACAAAATACATTAACGTTTCCCAACTAAACACTTATACAAGTGCTAGCATAGCGGCAGACAATATTTCTACCGGGGATGCGGCAGTAACTTTTGCTACATCAGCAGGTAATATTACAATAGATGCTCAAGGTAGTGATACTGATATTATATTCAAAGGCACAGATGGTGCTTCTGATATAACTGCTTTAACTCTTGATATGAGTGCGGCAGGAGCGGCAACATTTAATGATAAAATTATTGCAACAGAATTAGATATATCTGGTGATGTAGATATTGATGGTACATTAGAAACAGATGCATTAACTATTAATGGCACAACTTTAGCAGAAACAATTTCTGATACTGTTGGAGCTATGGTAGGTTCTAATACAGAAACAGGTATTTCAGTAACATATGAAGATGGTGATAATACTTTAGATTTTGTATTAGGTTCTTCTCAAACAGCTATTTCATCTTTAACAAATACAAGTTTAGTTATTGGTAGAGACGCTGATAACGATATAGATTTTGCTACTGATAATACTATATTATTTAGAGCAGATGGAGCAGACCAAATAAAACTTATAAATGGTGCACTTGCTCCAGTAACAGATAATGATATTGACCTTGGTACTAGTTCTTTAGAATTTAAAGATGCATACTTTGATGGTACTGTAACAGCAGATGCTTTTGCAGGGCCTTTAACTGGTGATGTAACTGGTAATGTATCTGGAACTGCGGCTACAGTAACTACTGCGGCTCAATCCAATATTACTTCTTTAGGAACATTAACTACACTTACTGTTGATAATGTAATTGTTAATGGAACAACAATTGGTCATACTGATGACACAGATTTAATTACTTTAGCAGATGGTGTTGCAACTGTAGCAGGTGAAATATCTGTAACTACTTTAGATATAGGTGGTACAAATGTAGCGGCAACTGCGGCAGAATTAAATATTATGGATGGTAACACAAATGCAACATCTACTACTTTAGCAGATGCTGATAGAATGGTAATTAACGATAATGGAACAATGAAACAAGTAGCTGTAACAGATATGACTACTTATATAAATTCAAATGCAAGTTTTGCAAGTAAAGGTTTTGCAACTGCAATGGCCATTGCCTTGTAGTTTAACAATAAATAGGAGATAATATGGCACAAGATTTTGAATCCAATGGAGCAAGAGTAACAGACTCTGCTACAACAATCTACACATCTAACTCAGATGATGCAGTTGTTGGATTGAGATTAGCTAACATATTAACTGCGGCTGTAACAGTGGATGTTTATATTACAGAAGGTGGTTCAACAGACCGCTATATTGTAAAAACTTTAAGCATACCTCCGGGAAGTTCTGTAGAATTAATACAGGGCGGCTCGAAGCTAGTGCTTCAATCGGGTGATGTAGTCAAAGGTCAATGTGGAACAGCTAATGGAATAGATGCGTGGATTAGTGTAGTTGACGCAATAAGTACATAGGAGATAACATGACAACAGAGGTAGGTGGCCCAATCTATATAGGAGATACTCCGGGTGGAGAATCTTTTCCAGAATATGATTCTACTATTGATAAAAATCAAATAGTAAAAAATTCTGTAGTAGCAGGGCCTATAACAATTAATGCAACTGTAACAGTTGAAGGTAACTTGGTGGTAGTATAATGGCAAACATAGAACTAGATGGTGCAAATAAAAAGATAAAGGTAGATTCTGGTGATTTAACACTAGATGTACCGGGTGATATTATTTTAGATGCTGATGGTGCAGATTTAGTATTTGCAGATGGTGGAACTAATATTTTAAAAGTAACTAATAGTTCTTCAGATGTAGTATTTCAACCACAAGTAGATGCTAAAGATATTATTTTTAAACAATATGATGGAACAACTGTAGCAACAGTAGAAGATAATGCAACCTTTAATATACCCGCAAGTAAACTTGCTATAGGTGGCACAGCAGTTACAAGTACAGCCGCAGAGTTAAATATTCTTGATGGAGTTACAAGTACAGCCGCAGAGTTAAATATTCTTGATGGAGTTACAAGTACAGCCGCAGAACTAAATATAGTTGATGGTAATACAAATGCTACTTCAACAACAATAGCAGATGCAGACAGAGTTGTACTAAATGATAATGGCACTATGGTTCAAGCCGCAGTAACAGATTTAAAAACTTATATTGGTGGAGGTGGATTAGTTCATATTAATACAATATCAATATCTTCAAGTACAGCAGACGCAACTTTTTTACATGGAACTAATGATGTTGTTTTAAATGATGGCACATATGAAAACTTTTTAATTATTGGTTCTGGCATACAAGTAGGTACTGATGATGAATCAATAAGAGTTTCATTTAGTATTGATAATGGCTCTAATTACAATGCACAAACATATAGAGCAACTGACCAAGTAGAAATGACTCAAAGTGGTTCATCTGGTAGTGCAAGTCAAGGTGCCCAATCAGTTGCAGGTGCAACATCTTTAGCCGGTGCTGTTGGGAATAATTCAGGAAATACATTTATGTTTACTATGTTTTTGTTTAACTTAAATAGTACAACTATGAAAAAAACAGCATTAGTAGAAGCATTAGAAGAACAACATAATTTAATTTATAAAAAAAGAAGTTCATTTATTACGATTGCAGAAAAAACGGCGGCAATAGATGGAATAAGATTTAACTGTAACGCAGGTACTTTTTCAAAAGCAACCTTTAGACTATATGGGATAACAAATGGCTAAATATAAACATAATATAAATGGAGTAGAAGTAGATTTCACAGCAGAAGAAGAAGCGGCAAAAGATGCTGAAATTAAAGCATGGAATGATGGTAAATTAGCTAGAAAACAATCTGAAATGAGAACTTTAAGAAATCAATATTTAACTAAAACAGATTATCTTGCTTTATCTGATGTTACTATGAGTGATGCTCAAAAAACTTGGCGTCAATCTCTTCGTGACCTTCCTGCAAATGAAGATACTTTAGATAAAGTAGAAAATGTTCTTGCTAGAGATAGTGAAGGAAATTTAACTAATTCAATATGGACAATACCAAGTTAAGGAGTAAATAAATGGCAGAGATAAGAGTAAACGCAACCGGAGCTTTAAAGTTATATGATAACGATGATTCTCATTTTGTAGGATTACAAGCAGGGTCAATTAGTTCTGATGTGACATTCACATTACCAACTGCTGATGGCTCTAATGGGCAAGTATTAACAACTAATGGAAGTGGTACATTATCTTTTGCTACAGCAAGTAGTGCTGACCCAAGTTCTGCTGATGGAGATTCTTTAGGAACAGCTTCTGCTGAATGGTCAGATTTATACTTAGCTGATGGTGGTGTAATTTATTTTGGTAATGACCAAGATGTAACTTTAACACATGACCCAGATGATGGTTTATTTTTAAAAAGTATAGCTACTGCTGATAACAATCCAGTTTTATTAACACTACAAACAGGTGAAACAGATTTAGCACAAGATGACGTTATTGGTAAAATAGCATTCCAAGCACCAGATGAAGGCACTGGTACAGATGCTATATTAGTATCTGCGGCAATACAAGCAGTTGCTGAAGGTGACTTTAGTTCTTCTTCTAATGCAACTTCATTACAATTTATGACAGGTGCTTCCGAAGTTGCGGCTGAAAAAATGACATTAACTTCTGCGGGTATTTTAAATGCAGGAAAAATTGGTGTTATAAATGACCATGATTTAGGAGAAGGAATACATATTAAATTAGGAGATAGTGGTGCTTCTGCGGATGACGATGCAGATGCTTTAGTTATTGAAGATGCTCATGGTGTTGGAATGTCACTATTAGGTGGCAATGATGATGAAATATCTATACATTTTGGAGATGATGGAGACGCTAATGTAGGATTTATTAAATATCATCATGCACATAACTATATTAATTTTGGTGCTAGTGGCAATGAAGTTGCTAGATTTAATCATTCGGGAGGAGATGACCAATTTTTTGTTCATGCTACTGCTAATCCTGCCGGAGGTACAAAAGGTTTTGCTGTGCTTGGACAAATTATAGTTTCTGGCAGTTCTTCAACTTCGGAACAAGATGTTATGAGAATAGAAA